CAAGGTGGTCATCCTTGACGAGGCTGACTATCTGAACCCACAGTCAACCCAACCCGCTCTGCGTGGCTTCATCGAAGAGTTCGCCAAGAACTGTCGCTTCATCCTCACTTGCAACTTCAAGCATCGAATCATCGAACCGCTGCATAGCCGTTGCACATGCATCGACTTCAAGATTCCTGCGAAGGAGAAGCCCAAGATGGCGAAGCAGTTCCTCACGCGCACGAAGGGCATCTTGGACGAGGAGAAGATCGGGTATGACGAGCGAGTCTTGGCTGAACTCATCATTCAGCACTTTCCTGATTTCCGTAGGGTACTGAACGAGATTCAGCGGTACTCTGTGTCGGGTTCCATCGATACAGGAATCCTTGTTGCGTCTGATGTAAGCACAGAGACATTGATCAAGGCACTCAAGAGCAAGAACTTTGGTGATATCCGTAGGTGGGTGGTTGACAATTCAGACAGGGACACAGCCCATGTGTTCCGAAAGGTCTATGAAACCCTGATCGAAACCCTCCAACCATCATCGATTCCACAGGCAGTACTCACTCTTTCGGAGTATCAGCACCGTGCTGCCTTTGCCGCTGACCAAGAGATCAATCTAGCCGCATGTTGCGTTGCTTTGGCATCTGAATGCACCTTCAAAACCTAAATACAGGCAGCGAAGGGAGGCATGCGATGGTTGTAAACAGCCTCAACGACTTGTCTATCACGATCCATGAGATCGGCAAGAGGTATAACATTCAGGATTATATCGATGAGTTTAAGACATCGATGACTACTGAGGTTAACTCTAAGTTTTGGGATGAGTTCGATGGACTTCGTTCCACGACAGCAAGCGAGATTGTAAATCCTTTGGAAAAGATCATGTTGCTTTCTAGCGTCATCACCGACGAAGAGTTGGAGAAGGTGACCAAGATCAACAAGCGGCTAGATCAGAAATACTCATACAGCGACTTTGTCAAGGAGTGTGAGAGTGCCCGTCAGGCGTTCCTGCGTGAACGCAAGACATACTTCTCCATGAAGGTGGCGAAGAAGCACAGCGATGATTCGGGCAACGGTGGATTGGGTTCGTATTTCGATATCACAGGCATGACCGATGTCATGCTTGCCGAATGGTTGGACTCTCTATTGGAGAAGATCTATCCCAATCATTTGGACATCGAATACGAAGACATGAACGGCAAGAAGGTAAAGACAAAGATCTCCCACAGAATCTGCGTTGTTGCCAAGGATTTTGTTGAGGCACCCCTGATCGACAGGTACCATGGCTCCAATGCCTATGACCAGTTCTACCTACACAGCGTGTACGACATCAAGAAGCGCAAGTGGATCTACCTCCCCATGCGCCTGATCGTGAGTGTGCGGTCTGACAGTATTGATATTGAAGACTTGGAAATAACATGAGCAAACTCAGCCCATTCGACTATATCAAGAGCATCAATGAAAAGACAGGAAACATGATGGACATGAGTCCCGATGCAGAACGGGACTATGTTCCTTTCGTGGTCAATCGGGGTCTGTCATTCAGCCCCGACACCGTCCTGTACGCCAACGAGATGAACTGCATGCCGATGACCGACAAGCGAATGCAGTATGACTATCTGTATAACTCAATTCGCAAGCGCAAGCGGTTCGATAAGTGGATCAAGCCCGAGGAGATCAACGAGGAGACTCTTGAGGCTGTCATGCTTGCCTACAAGGTCGGGCGGAAGAGGGCAATCGAATACATTCGTTTGCTGCCGAAGGATCGATTGGATGCCTTGCTGAGGAGCAGAGGCGGTTCTAATGCTAAATAATCCATGATTAACAATCATGGAAAGCATGAACCGTGAATACAGAAGAAATCGTGAACAACTTAGTCGAAGTAACCCTTCCTTCGGCAGACAACTTTCTGAAGGTGAAGGAGACGCTGACTCGCATCGGCATCTCCTCCAAGACTGAACGCAAACTCTATCAGTCCTGTCATATCCTCCACAAACGGGGTAAGTATTACATAGTTCACTTCAAGGAACTATTCATGCTTGATGGCTTGGCTAATGACTTCAGCGACTCCGACAAGGCACGGCGCAACACCATCGTCAACCTGTTGGAGCAATGGGGACTTGTAAAGATCGTGAACCCCACGGTCACCAAGGAGCCTGTCTGCCCGATCTCTCACTTCAAGATCCTCCCCTTCGGAGAGAAGAAAGATTGGGAACTGATCCCGAAGTATCGCATTGGGGTTCGCAAGAAACCCCTTGACGGCGAACCAAGTTTGTAGTACAATCTTCGTAATGCAAAGTGAGATCTACACCATGAAGCAAGTGACCCTTGGGTGCTATAAGTTGCACCCCGATGCGTTCCTTCCCGCCTACGCAACCGAACACTCCGCATGTTTTGATGTGCGTGTGTGCCTACCCGCAGGAAAGCGGGAGGTTGACATGTGGGGGTCGAACAGCGTCAACTACAAGTCTCTAGCATTCGTAGACGATGTACAGGGCACCAAGGATGCCTCTGTGATTATCAGACCAAACGAACGCGCTCTCCTCCCAACCCAACTCATCTTGGACATCCCCGAGGGATACTCCGTGCGCCTACACATGCGCTCAGGTCTCGCCCTCAAAGGAGGTCTCATGCTTTCGAACTGTGAAGGTGTTATCGACTCCGACTACACCCACCAACTCATGGTGCCTGTAACCAACACAAGCACCGTGAATGTCCGTATAACCCATGGAGACCGCATCTGCCAAGGGGAAATTGTCGAGAAAATCTACACGAACATCGTGCAGATTGCCGATGAAGTTAAGGGTAAGACCGACCGTAGCGGCGGCTTCGGCTCAACAGGAAAGGCTTGATAATGGATCGTGACGAACTGCTTGCCCACCACAAGGCACTATGCAACAAGGCGTTTTCCTTGATGCAGCGCAAGAACGCCGACTACGCAGGAAAGGGCGGTGATGAACCGTTTGCCAACTTCACCCGATGTGAAGCCATGGGCATCTGCCAAACCGAAGCGGGAATGCTTGTCCGCATGACAGACAAGATGTCACGCTTGTCATCCTTTGTTGAATCGGGTACCCTTGAAGTCAAGGACGAGTCTGTAGAGGACACTTGTCTTGATCTGATCAACTACTCAGTCCTCTTCTATTCATACCTTCAGTCTAAGAAGGAGCAGAAGCATGAATCAATCACAGCCGCGTCGAATCCTCCTATCGGTCATCCTCTTTACGACCCTCCTGCTCCCGTGCAGACTTGCTAATGCAGATCTCGCAGACAACATCGACCGACTGCTTCCTGCGTTGGCACGGGTGGAGTCGCGGAACGATCCGAAGGCTGTTGGGGACGGAGGTGCTGCGATTGGAATCTATCAGATCCATCAAGGATACTGGCAGGATGCAGTTGACTTCGACAAGTCGCTTGGAGGATCGTACAATGACTGCTTCAATCCTGAGTACGCCGAGCGGGTTGTCCGAGCCTATCTCAAGCGATACGCGCCCGTTGATGCGACTGTTGAGCAACTTGCCCGAATTCACAACGGCGGGTGTAACATCCTGAAGAAGCAGCACAGCAAGAAGGCGAAGGAAAAGAAGGCGTGGGACAACACCACGAAGTACTGGAATAAGATTAAGAAGGAGTTGTGATGGAGAAGGTTGTTTTGATGACAGGGGGATTCGACCCTCTTCACAGCGGACATATCGCATACTTCAAGGCGGCGCGAGGGTTTGGCGACCGCCTTGTTGTAGGTCTAAACTCTGATGAATGGCTGACCCGAAAGAAGGGAAAGCCATTCATGCCTCTTCATGAACGGGCAACTATTGTCTCGTCTTTGTGGATGGTCGATGATATCATTGCCTTCAATGACGATGATAACAGCGCGAAACAGGCTATCATCACCCTGCGAAAGTTGTACCCTGATGCACACATCGTGTTTGCAAATGGGGGTGATCGAACGAAGGAGAACATCCCCGAGATGGACATCGATGATCCGAACCTTTCGTTCGTCTTCGGTGTCGGCGGGGAGGACAAGAAGAACTCCTCCAGTTGGATTCTTAAGAAGTGGCATGAATCATGAGTCTATTCGATGAGCCGAAGCAAGTTGAACTGGTGAGCAAGGTCAAGGTTGATGAGACGGTCAAGGAACTGTCATCGGCTTTCGACTATCCCTTCACGGGGACAAGCACCTTTGTTCCACCAACCATGCCCACTCCACCTGAGGGGTTTGGCATCGGTCTCGTCGTAGGCCCATCGGGAACGGGCAAGTCAACCATCCTCAAGCAGTTTGGTAGCGAGGAGACCATCACATGGGATCCTGAGTTGGCTGTCTGCTCCCACTTCAACAACGCCGTCGATGCCCGTGAGCGGCTGTCTGCGGTCGGGTTCAACTCCATCCCCGCGTGGATGCGCCCGTACCATGTCCTGTCCACGGGCGAGAAGTTCCGTGCAGACTTGGCTAGACGGCTGCGGGACGGAGCCGTGATCGATGAGTTCACCTCCGTGGTGGATAGGAATGTCGCCAAGTCATGTGCCAACTCTATTCGCCGCTATGTCGATCAGAAGAACATCAATGGATTGGTGTTTGCTTCGTGCCATTATGACATCATCGAATGGCTTCGTCCTGATTGGGTGTTCGACACTAGCAGCGGCAAGTTGACCGCAAGGGGGTCTGAAAGGCGACCTGAGATTGTCTTGGAGATGCTTCCTTGCTCCACCGAAGCGTGGGCAATGTTCCGCAACCATCACTATCTCGACGGAAACATCAATAAAGGCGCAAGATGTTGGATCGCCGTTTGGGACGGCACCCCTGTCGGATTTTCCGCTGCCCTTTCATTCCCCAACGGCAACCTGAAGAACGCATGGCGTGGTCACAGGACGGTTGTGTTGCCCGACTATCAAGGGCTTGGCTTGGGTGTGCGTATCTCCGATGCCACGGCAGAGATCTTCGTCGGGCAGGGCTGTCGGTACTTCTCCAAGACCGCACACCCGCGCATGGGCGAGTACAGGAATCGGTCTCTCCTGTGGAAGCCTACGAGCAAGAACGAGCGCACACGCGAGGACTACAGCAAGGGCAGAAGCACATATGAGGAGGGCTACAAGATGAAACATGCCCACCGTTTCTGCTACTCTCATGAATACATCGGCAAAAAATGAAACGATCTGCAATAGACATCATCGAACGGGCGAAGAACTACGACAAGGATCATTGTTGGCAGTATGACATCCGCGTAAACAATCTTCCACAGGACATCGTGGAGAGTGGCATCGACCCCGAGCGCATCAAGACGCTGACCGTCAATGACTTTTACTTCAAGCCCCTGACCACCGAAAAAGAGCGGCGAGAGGCAACCAAGTTTATCGAACGCCATGAGTGGCTAGGAAACCTATCACAGTTCACTACCCATTGGTTCGGTGTATACTATCACGATCCTAACCAAGGCATCGTGGGCAGAGACATCCTCGCGGGTGTGACACTCATGAACATGCCGAATGCATTCTCCAAGTTGCTTGGGGAAGAAACGCGAGACATGGAGCGGCTGATCAGCCGTGGTGCTTGTATCTCATGGAGTCCAAAGAACCTCGCAAGCGCATTCCTCATGTGGTCGATCCAATGGATGGTCAAGAACACACAGTATCGTCTGTTCACCGCCTACTCCGATCCTACCGCCAAGGAGATCGGCACCATCTATCAGGCTTGCAACTTCTACTACTTGGGACAGAATGCGGGCACGACCACTCGGTATATCAATCCCTACACGGGCAGGATCGTGTCTGATAGATTCTTCCGTGTCCGCAGCGCATACAAGAAGTATGCCAAGGAGTTGGGCATCGAATGGGATAAGAGTTGGAACAACGATAAGAAGATGCTATGGGAGAATATTCCTGCTCATGTTGAGAAGGCTCTCCGAGCGCATAGCAAACTAAAGCAATCGCAAGCGCAGAGTATTCCATTCCCATCCAAGCACAAGTATGCATATGTACTTGGACGGACAAAGGCTGAAACTAAGAGGCTTCGCAAAGATTTCGAATCCCGCAACGGGGTATTATCCTATCCCAAACAGAGAGGTGCTTGACATGAGCAAAATGCGTACAATTGGCAAGTGGGTTTCTGTACGAACAGAAGGTCTTGGTCAGCAAAAGAAGACTGACGCAGGAATCATCTATACAGAGAAGATCACAAATCCAAACATTTGGAGCATAGTTGTTTCGGTGGGCGACAAAGTCACCGAGGATATTCGTGTTGGTGATAAGGTTCTTTGGGACATCACCAAAGGAAGAGGTCGCGGTCATGAGTCTTGTGATATCATTCACCAAGACATCATTCTCGCCGTTGACCGCAAGGAATCTGAGTGAATCCATTCTACACCAATGTCGTTACAAAAGGTGGCAGACTCCTGCACCGTGGCTATGACAAGCACGGCAAGCGTGTGCATGAGTCGCTGACCTTTCGCCCCACCCTGTTCGTCCCGACTAAGAAGGTGAAGCCCACATCGTGGCACACTATTGACGGGAACAGGGTCGATCCCGTTGACTTTGAGAACATGTTCGAAGCGCGGGAGTTCATCAAGAAGTATCAGGATGTCGAAGGCTTCACGGTCTACGGCGACATCGAATCGCAGTACCAATTCATTGCCGAGAACTACGGCAGCGAGGGCGAACTGGAGTACGATCTCACTCTGATCCGAGTGGCGTACATTGACATTGAAGTGGAGAGTGAGAACGGGTTTGCCACTCCCGAGGAGGCAACGGAGAAGGTAAACGCGATCACCATTGCACAAGGCGACGAAATCCATGCTTTCGGATTGGGCGACTTCACGGCTCCCGAAGGCGTGACTGCACATCGCTATGTCGATGAGGCGCAGTTGCTCCATGGCTTCTTGGACACATGGGAATCCTTGGACTGTGATATCGTGACAGGGTGGAATGTCAACATGTTCGACATGCCATATCTGTGCCGCCGCATCGAACGGGTGCTTGGTGGCAAGTCGGCAAAGCGACTGTCCCCGTGGGGCGAGTATCGCTCCCGCGAAGTGTATGTCATGGATCGCAAAAACATGGTGTATGACTTCTCAGGCATCACCGTGCTTGACTACATGGACTTGTACAAGAAATTTACCTTCGTGACCCCCGAGTCATACAAGTTGCAGCATATCGCTTCCGTGGAGTTGGGCGAAAGCAAGATGGACTACTCCGATGTTGGCACCCTGACGGAGTTGTATCGCAAGGACTTCCAACGGTTCATGGAGTACAACATCAAGGACACCCTGCTTGTCTGCAAGTTGGAAGACAAGTTGCGGCTGATCGAACTGGCACAGGCTCTTGCATACAGCGCGAGAGGAAACTTTGGGGATGTCTTCTCACAGGTACGCATGTGGGACAGCATCATCTACAACCATCTTCGCACTAAGAAGGTGGCGATCCCGCCAAAGACGGGCAACGACAAAGACAACCAGTTCGAAGGCGCATATGTCAAGCCCCCGATCATCGGTGAGCATGAGTGGGTGGTCTCTTTCGACCTTGACTCCCTATATCCCCACCTGATCATGCAGTACAACTTGTCGCCCGAGACGATCCTGTCCGATAGGATCCCCGCCGTCTCCGTGGACTCCCTC